GGGGGTGCAGCGTGTTGCGCACGTACTCTTCGGTCTTCGTCCACTCGTCGATCATGATGACAAGCGGTTCGTTCAAATGGAGCTTGAAGTCACCGGCCGGGTACATGTCGAGAGTGCGCGTCTCGTGGTTGGGGATAGGCATGCCTGCCTGACCCACGTCGGTGTTCGGGCCGTCGATGTAGACCTTATGGAATCCAGTGCGGTCAGCGATCACGTCGTGAATCGCGGTCTTGCCGACACCGGGCTCGCCCATCAGATGCACCGAGTTTGGTGCGCTGTTGATGATCAGGTCAACGGCGTCATTGAAGTTGACGCGACGACGGATGTTGATTTCAGACATTTGTGTTTCCTTCGAGAATGAAAAATGAAAATTGAATAATGGAACTTTCGACACAGTGTCGATTTTTCCGAGACCATCGGACTTGGGTCAGCGCACTCCTTTGCAGTTGGGGCAGTACCAGTCACCCGGAATCTTGGCTTCCGGGTACGGCTGCTCGATAGCCCCGCAGTACTCGCAGGGCGGGAACTTGTCGATGTTGGCGTGCACGTGCGCACCACACACAAGGCAGTGGTTCTTGAACTTGGGCGTGTCTGCGTCACAGCCCAGGCACCATGAGTACCCGTCTGTGATCAGCAGACCCCGTTCCACAGCAGTGTGTATCGCGTCCGCGCCGCCCGCTTCGTACAGTTCGACGGCTCGTTGCTCGTTGGTCATGTGTCGCCACTTCTTGGTGGTCATTTCAGTTCCTCCGGTATTTCGATCTCGTCACCCAGGCATGCGGCTACGTAGCAGCGCATCGCCGCAACCAATGCAGTCGGCCCCTGTTCTTCAGAAAACGATGGCCCCTCCATACGCGTGGCTACCCACACGTCCTCGCCCGCATCGCCCGCGCCGTACAGGTGCTCAAGCGAAATCTTTTCGCGTTCAATGATTGGTCCGCTGATTGCCCAGTCAGTTGAGAAGTTGCACTTGTCCCTGAAGTGACGCCAGATGGTCTTGTGGTTCACTTCAAAGTTGGTACGGTTCACCGCCCAGTCGAGCGCGGCTCCGGTCAGTTCACTCGTCTTCATCATGGCCTCCATACAAAAACGTCCAACAGGACAACAGTGATCGCCGTTGCGTACACGGCGAACCACACAAGGAACGACACGCCCGCATCGACCCGCTTGATCGTGTGCTTGTACCGCTCGTCGTTCTCGATGTTTGTCTCGCTCATTTCACAAGCCCTCCCTTGTTGTTCAGCCCGACAAGGTCGTCGGTGTTGGTGATGAGCATGTAGTTGCTCTTGTGCATGGGTGCCACCGTCCATGAGCGGCGGGCGTCACGGGCGTGGTCGTCACCGCATGGCTTGCACAGGTGATGCCCGAGATGCCAACGGGCGGCAGGCACGTGGTCGCCGCATGAGCAGCAGTGGTGCCAGTCGAAGTTGACAGCAAAGGATTCGTCAGCATTGGTTGTCATGTGTGTCTCCGTGTGAGAAGAAGCACCGGAGAAATCGACATGGTGTCGATAACTCCGGGCTTAGCTTGGTTACGCCGCGAGGGGCAGGGAGAGCGTGGCCAACGACGAGCCGTGCTTGGAGCCGTAGGTGTCTACGGTGCCGTCGCTGTAGTGGAAGTCCACGAAGTGCAGCAACTGGGGCTTGTTGCTGATGGGGTACACGTACCCGGTGGGCACGGCGCGGCTCACGGAGCGCACAAGGCGGCGGGTGCCACCGTAGCCCGCGCGGTCGTCAGCGTCGCGGGCGAGGATGCGAGCAATAGTCTCGGAAGTAGTCTCGAACATGATGAACTCCAATAAAGGAAGGTTGCTTTGGAAAGATCGACACGCTGTCGATAATTCCCCCCGTACATCCGTTAACCACCGAATGTACTTCGTACATTCTAACACATAAACTTGACTTTGTCAAGTCCCATTCCGTGTTTTTGGACAAGATTCCGGGGGGTAGCAAGTAAGGGGACGCTTACTTCCGAGCCAGTATCTGACGCAGAGTCAGAGGCTTGTTGGTCTCAGGGTTGCGCCCGAAGTCGAGCGGGTGGGGGCTCCGGTCTACGTGCGGGGTGGTCGGGCCGAGGGCCTCGGTGAGTTCGCGCAGGTTGGCGTCCAAGCTCTGGGCATCATCATCCGTTTCCTGCGAATTGGTTTCATCGTTAGGGTAGCAGGTCGGAACACCATCGGGGCCTGTTGGGTTCTTCTTGGGTCGGCCGCGCATCTTGAACAGCGGCTTCTCGGGGTCGGCGTAGACCGCGTTGATGGTGGTCACTTGGGGTAGCTTCTTATCAGCAGGGCGCAGGCCCTTGCCGTCCAGTCCTGCCCGCGCTGCCGTCTCGGCGAGGAAGCGCACGTGTTCGGGTTTACGTGGAAAGAGCGCGGCGAGGTAGTCGTCGGGTGGGGCGGCGAGGTGGCGTGTGGATTCCTGGGAAGGGAGCAGCCCGTGGGGGTCGAGCAGTTCCTTGCGTTGCTTGCGGTATCGCTTGGCCTCGGCGAAGTGGAAGGGGTTGATGCAGAAGGGGGAGGAGCAGAAGCGGACTAAGCGCGGCCCGCCGGGTGGATAGCGGACGATGGTGAACAGGATGCGGATCACCGAGGTGGTGCCGAAAGTCTTGGCCATCGGGGAGGCGGGGCCGAGGCTCGGCATGAGGCACGAGGACTCGGGCCAGAGGAGGCAATCGTTGCGGACAACGGTGTTGTCGAGGAGGTCATCGGCGGTCTTGTACTTGGTCGAACGTCCCATTTCTGTGGCTCCGGTTAAATGCTTTTTACCAATAGGCGGGTTCATTCTATAAAACGAGCGGGCCGAATGCAAGCGTTGGCGCGGGTTTGCGGGCGTTTGTATAAAAAATATTTGATCTTGTCGGAATTTTGGCTACCAGGGAGAGTACTTTTTTGAAGTGAGGTCCAAACAACCTATAACGAAGTTTTTCTAAGTCCTTGACAAAGTCAAGGGCGAAAAAAAGTGGATGCTCATTTTTTGGAAAAAAGTGGTTCTCTATTAAATATATTTTATTAAAAAGAAGAAGAAGAAGAAGAAAACGAAACGAAATCAACGACTTAGCGTGCGGGAGGGCCACTGCGTTTTATGTGAGATTGGTGTCTATTTCCATTTATCCTCAAACTTCTTATAAATCATTTTCTAGGGGTTATCCCTCGGCGGCGCCCGCTACGCCCGGAGAGAGCGTGGTTCCCGGTGCCTTCCTGCGCACCCCAAAACGGGCCAAAAAGGGCCATTTTATAAACAATCGTTTTTTGTCGCTTTTTCGCCACATTTTTTGTTCGCATAGCGCACTTGGTGAGAGCCCCGCTCGACGGGCCGAATCCCACGGAATAATCGACAGTGTGTCGACTTTTCCGTCCCCCGTTCGTAGGGGAACGCGCATCAGCTAGACGGGCGCGGCTTCCCAGCCACGCGCCGCCCGCCCCGCCAGAGCTACACCGTTTCTAGGACGGCGGAACGCGCATCGCGGAGCCCAGCTGGACTAACGCAGCTCTATTCGCACGCATCACGAGGCAAGGCTATCCCGTTTCTAGGACGGGAACGCGCATCACGCGGCCCGCGCGGCGAGCGAGACCGAAGCCCCGCCCGCCGCGCGGGCACAAAAAACCGGGGAGCCCGAAGGCCCCCCGTGTTCAGTCCCTGACAATCCGAATCAGTTGCGATCCCTTGTCGAATCGAATCCAGACCTCGACGGGCTTGCCGTCGAAGTCCCGCCGACTACAGTACTGCCCAGTGATGGACAGCACGAAGTCCTTCCCATCCTTGTAGGCTTTCTCGGCCTCGCACCGATACAGGTAATCCCGCCCGTAGGCGGGCGTCAGGTGTACGTGTTCGCTGTACAGCATGGCGCCCTCCACGGTTAGACCCAGTCCCTGCAAACCCAACAGGCTTCGACAGTCACCCGGTAGAGTTGCGGGTTCAGCGAACGGAACGCCTCAAGCTTATCCGCGCATTCCTCGCGTAGCAGGCCGTGCACTTTCGCGAGCACGACCCGCTTGGTGTACGTGCCGCGCACATGGTGCGGCAGGTCCACGTGGGTGAAGATTTCCATCGTGCCCGTGGGCTGACGATTCTCAGACATAGCATCCTCCAATAAAGGTAGAAGGCCGGAACAATCGACACCGTGTCGACTATTCCGGCCAAAGGGTTACACCAACATCGCGGCGACTTGCGCCAGGATGGCATCGGCATCGGCGGTCTCCGCCTTTGCCAATTCCTTCACGCGCTTGGTGATCGTCTCGACAATCGACTTGCGATTCTCGCGCTCGACCTTCAACGCGCCTTCATTGCGCCGCTCGAGCTCAGACGCGAACACCTTCGCCGCATTGAGTGACTTGACATCACCCTTCGCGAGCAGGGCATCACGCTTTTCGATCAGCTCACCATCGCCGAACTCAGCGAGCTTTTCGATTTGCTCGGCCTTCGCCTTCGCTTTACGCTCGGCGTCCTTCGACTCTGACTTGGGCCGCATGAAACCCATGTTGCTCGACAGCCGACCGATTTGGTTCTCCCACAGCTTTTGCGCGTACGTGGGAGCGGCCCCGGCATCAACCGCGCCCGTCATGTAGATGTCGCGCACCTTCATGAACTCCGGGTAGTTGATGCCCTTGACCCAATCGAACAGGTTGACGTCCAGGGTCTCGAGCGCCTGTTTGTTGTCATCCATAGCCTTCACCGTGCGAAAGGTCTGAAACCCGATATCGACAATAGTCGATTCGATTTCCGCAACGGGTTTGCCACCGATGGTCTCGATGGCGGGAGCGACTGCCGAGGTCGCGGGTACGGCGGGGTTGGCGTTTTGTGCCATGGTAGATTCTCCAATATAGGATGCACACAGCGTGCGCGGAACAATCGACACAGTGTCGATAATTCCGCCTGAGGTAGCGAGTACCAGTCGCTTCCCCATACTCTGTATTGTGCACGAATGGTATATCTAGTGGGGATTCCCCACGCCCGCCAACCTATGCCGTGTCAGGCTCGGCCCGCTGCGCTCGAGCCCGGAAAAAACGCGACCCGTACTTCCACGACCGAGAGTAATTCAACCACCGAGGTTGGTATAGGCCATACCCTTGCGAAAATCCAGCGCTTCGGAAACACCGAGGTACACCCCCAAACAGCGCTTCGGAGAGGCTCTGGCAACCGTACACAGTGTTTTGCGCACCCGATTGCAATTTTTTGGGGCGAAACCCCCCACCCCCTTCGCGTTTTTCTACGGGCGCGGCCAAGCCTCTTCTGGAGAACACCCCCCGTCAGGAGTCCCAACCATCCCTTTACAAACGTACCCCCTATACATTACAGTCGGCCCATTCTTGGAGTGCACAACCTCCTCATGACCATCAGTATTGAACCGGACAAGACCGTTCCATACCCCGCAGACCTGACGCCCGAAACGGGCGCGACGCTCCGTGAAAACATGGAGATCGCCGCCAATACTTGCTCGGTCATTGAGGAGCTAGGCGGGCATCTCGCCCCCGGCGACAGCGACGACGAAAACGCGGACGCTGTATTCCAGGCGTTCACTGCCCGCGCTCAGCAGCAGTTTGAAGAAGCCATTGCGCCGCCTGCCGAAGAAGGCAAGCGAAAGCGCGGCCGTCCCAAGAAGTACGAAGTCGACGTCAATCCCCCTGCGCTATACAAGGGGCAGGTTGCAGAGCGCATTCGCTCTATGCTCGACGAGTACAACAGCGACATCGTGGCGGACGCGGCCGAGCTTCGTCGTGTCGTGACGAACAAACTGCTGGATTTGTCGTCGTGCGGTGATCCGCGCATCGAGATCAAGGCCACAGAAATGCTGGGCAAGATCAGCGACGTGGGGTTGTTCTCTGAGAAGACTGAGATCACGGTGACGTACAACTCGGTCAGCGACATCGACAACATGCTCAAGGACAAGATTCGCAAGCTGTTGACGATGCACGCTGAAGAAGCGAGCGTGCTGCCCGACTTGGACAAGGAGCTGGCTGCACTCGACGCGCCCGTCGATGCAAACGTCATCGACATGGAGCCCGCCGAGCAGGAAACACCGCCAGCGGAGCCCGACAATGCGTGAGCAAACGTACGGGCAGTTCGATAAAGAGCTGGAGCTGCTGTTGGCCCAGCTCAGCAGGGTGCCCGACGAGAAGAAACTCTCGATCCTGAAAGATTTGGAGCAGCGAGAGCAGCTTTGGGACAAGGAAACAGCTCAAAATACCTTCTTGGGGTTCGTAAATAAGGTTTGGCCAGAGTTTATTTCAGGTCGGCACCACAAAATAATGGCCGCTGCTTTTGAAAGAGTGGCCAAAGGCGAGACAAAACGCCTGATTATTAACATGCCACCCCGACATACCAAGTCGGAATTTGCAAGTTACCTGCTTCCGGCGTGGTTTTTGGGTAAATTCCCCGCCAAAAAAGTCATTCAGACCTCAAATACCGCGGAATTGGCGGTCGGATTCGGTCGAAAAGTCCGAAATCTGGTGGATTCCGAGGTTTACAAGCGCATTTTCCCCACTTTGCAGCTTCAGCAGGACTCAAAAGCTGCTGGCCGGTGGAATACCAGCAAAGGTGGTGACTATTTCGCTATCGGCGTGGGCGGTACGGTCACCGGTAAGGGTGCCCACCTGCTGATAATTGACGATCCGCACTCCGAACAGGAGGCTGCGCTGGCGGCGACCAACCCGGATGTCTACGACAAGGTGTATGAGTGGTACACGTCAGGTCCACGGCAGCGTTTGCAGCCGGGTGGGGCCATTGTGATCGTGATGACCCGGTGGGCGCAGCGCGATTTGACGGGTCAAGTGATAAAAGCGGCGGCTCAGAGGGGTGGCGAAGAGTGGGAAGTCATTGAGTTTCCCGCCATCATGCCCTCGGGTAGCCCGCTGTGGCCAGAGTTCTGGAGTTTGCCTGAGTTGATGGCATTGCAAGAGGAACTGCCCAACGCCAAGTGGCAGGCGCAGTACCAGCAGAACCCGGTGGGTAACGAGTCGGCCATCGTCAAGCGTGACTGGTGGCAGTGGTGGGAGAAAGATGAGCCACCGGAGTGCGACTTCATATTGCAGTCGTGGGATACGGCGTTTGAGAAGACCCAGCGGGCGGACTATTCAGCGGGCACGACGTGGGGGGTCTTTAACTGCAAGGAAGATGGCAATCGGCCGAACATTATCTTGCTCAACACGTACAAGAAGCGGGTGGAGTTTCCTGAGTTGAAGAAAGACGTGCTCAAGGAGTACAACGAGTACGAACCCGATGCGTTGATCGTTGAGAAAAAGGCGTCTGGTGCGCCGTTGATATACGACTTGAGGGCGATGGGTGTGCCTGTTCAGGAGTACACGCCGTCAAAGGGCCAGGACAAAATTGCCCGCCTGAACGCTGTCTCCGACATAATCGCGTCGGGTAAGGTCTGGGTACCGAGAACTCGTTGGGCCGAAGAGTTGGTCGATGAGATAGCTGAGTTTCCCAACGGTGAGCACGATGACTTGGTGGACGCCACGACGCTGGCGTTGATGCGGTTTAGGCAGGGCGGATTTCTGCGGTTGCCCACAGATGAGCCCGAAGAAACTGTCTATTTCAAGAGTCCCCGCAGAGAGCGGTTTTACACGGTTTAAGGAGCCATCATGGCAATGGAAAAAGGTTTGTATGCAGCGCCCGAAGGGTTGATGGACATCCCCACAGATGGGCCGATGATTGAGATTGAAGTCGAGGACCCCGAGTAAATAAGGATCGGTCTTGGGGACTTGGAGATTGATCTTGCCCCTAGGAAAAACACCGGCGGGGGGGATTTCGAGGCCAACCTTGCGGAGTACATAGACGCAAGTGAGCTAGACCGGCTTGGTGGAGAGTTGGTTGAGGACTTTGGTAAAGACATCATGGACCGCAAGGAGTGGATGCAGACCTACGTTGAGGGTCTCAAACTCCTGGGTCTGAAGTATGAAGACCGCACGGAGCCGTGGAATGGGGCCTGTGGTGTGTTCCACCCCATGCTCACGGAGAGTGTGGTGCGGTTTCAGAGTGAGGGTATCACTGAGACGTTCCCGGCGATGGGCCCTGTGAAGACGGTGATCATCGGTAAGGACACTCCGGAGGTTGAAGAGGCCGCCGCCCGCGTGCGTGATGACATGAATTATCAGCTCACTGAAGTGATGTCTGAGTACCGCCCGGAGCATGAGAA